AGAGTATGATAGAGAATTGCTTGGAGAAGATGGTTACAAGCAGGACCTTAATGCACAGATTGAAATGATTCGTTACTACGATAAAGACCAATCTATCATTTATGTACCACGCAGAAGTAACCTAGTTCTTTCTCAGGCTGCTAATCCGCTTGGCAAGATGATGGTTGTTGTAGCACGTAAGCCATCTATTGATGGTGAACTACGTGGGCAGTTTGATGATGTACTAGGCATTCAGTTGCTGCGCAACCGATTTGCATTACTTGCAATGGAAGCAGCAGAGAAGTCAGTACAGGCACCAATTGTTCTACCACAAGATGTACAAGAACTTATGCTTGGTGGAGATGCTGTTATTCGTACAGCCAACCCAGCAGGTGTTCGCCGTGTAGAACTTACTTTGCCACAGGGTGCATTTACAGAACAACAGGTTCTTAACCAAGAACTACGTGTTGGCACACGATACCCTGAATCTCGTACTGGAAACATAGATGCTTCTATTGTTACTGGTCAGGGAGTACAGGCTCTTATGGGAGCCTTTGATACGCAGGTTAAATCTGCGCAAGCAATCTTTGCTGCAACACTTCGGGACATTATTAGTATTTGCTTTAATGTAGATGAAATGATTTACCCAGAAGAAAAAACAATTCGTGGAGTAGATTCAGGTTCACCTTATGAAATTACATACAAGCCAACTAAAGACATCAAGAGCGATTATTCTGCTGATGTTCGTTATGGCATGCTTGCTGGTCTTAACCCAGCGCAAGGTCTTATCTTTATGCTTCAAGCACTTGGAGGAAAACTCATCAGCCGAGATATGGCTATGAGAGAACTACCATTTACAGTTAACGTAACACAAGAATTAGAAAAGATTGAAATTGAAGAAATGCGCTCTGCGCTACTTGGTTCACTTACGGCATATACACAAGCAATTCCACAGATGGCTACTCAAGGTCAGGATGCTTCAGATGTAGTCCGTAAGATTGCTGCGGTAATAAAGGCTCGTCAAAAGGGACAAGCATTAGAAGATGCAATAGAAGAAACCTTTGCTCCGCAGCAACAGGTTCCTCCTGCTGGTGAACCAACTAATACGGTTGAGCAAATGTCCCCTGCTCCCGCTGGTCCGCCAGCAGGAGGTTCTCCAATGCCAGAAGCACCACAGGCTAGACCAGATTTGCAAACAATGTTAAGCAGTTTAAGCGGTGGTGGACAGGCAAGGTCAGCAGTAAGTACTACTAGAGAACGAGCAATTTAAGGAGTAATCATGGCAACATCTCGTAAGAGAACAGTTAAAACAGTTGCTGATGAAGGTTACTCAAAGTTAGACCAGTATGCAATTGAACTGCATGAGTTTTTTAAATCATTACGCAGAGCAGGATTTAGCGTTGATAATGCTTTGTATATTCTTTCTGCAAAACAAGCATATCCTGAATGGATGCAAAATGTATCAATTGAAGATATTAGAAAACATATAGAGGATGAGGAGGACGAGTAATGGCAGAAGTATCAGGACCAGCATCACAGTCTAAACGTACAGACTTGGGTGTGCTTAAACAAAGTACAAAGCCAATACAAGCCACTCAACCAATGCAGTCATACACTGGTGGCGAATACGGTAATAATAAATCTATGGCAATGCAACAGTCTGCTGCACCATTAGCAGGTAGTCCAACACCAGCAATGCCAACAATGCCAGAAATGCCACCAATGGTGGGATTAGATGCGCCAACACAATTTCCAGATGAACCTCTTTCTTACGGTGCAAACTATGGTGAAGGTCCAGGACTAGATACTTCAGGTATACGCGGCATGGGTCAACCTACTATAAGAGAAGCGGTTTATCGTGCAATGCAGTTTGACCCTAGTGGAGAATTAGAAGCGATTTATAACAGATTGAACCAATAATGTCAGGTCTTTATCCAAATAAATTACCTGCTACATCTAAAAACTTTAATCCAAAATATGTTGAATATAACCCAGGTCTTTACGCTGCCATAAATGCGGGACAACCATCACCAGAAGATGCTTTTCAAATGGCTGAGATTCAGTATCTTCAAGCAAAACATGCTGAACTAAACAACATGAAAAACATAAATGCTGCTAGAAAACAATTTTCAGAACTTGCACCTGCTATAAAAGAAAATATTGTAAAGTTAAATCCTGACTATGAATATCAGGCTGCTCCTACCTATCTAGCCCGTGTTGGAGAAAGTCTAGGGGGCGTAAAAAACTTTGCTTTGTCACCTTTTCAAACAACAGGAAAATTAATAACTGGTCTTTATAATACAATATTAAAGACACCTTATAATATAGTAACTGGTGCTGCAGAAGAATTTGTTAAAGATGTAAAAGCAACAGATTTAAATACTGCTATGGGTCAAGTTAATTTTCCTGCCGCTGCGTCTTATCTAACAACTGCAAAGTCTTGGCAAACTGCATGGACTGGTAAAGATAACTGGCGTGAAAATGATGTTAGAGTTATTGATGAAACTCATGGCAAAGGTTTATCTGCATTAATTCGTGGACAAATAGATGGCAAAAAGCCAGGAGACATCTACCGTGAATACGGTGGATATAGTTATGAAATGCAAAGTGCAATTAGTGCACAAAGTGATTACAATGCGTATCTATTTGGTGTTGCTACTAATCAAAAAGAAAAGTATCCATTAACTATTGCAGGCAAGGCATACGAAACTGCACTCTCTGATATAAGTTCTAAACAAAAAAACTTTGGTAATGACTTAACAAATCTTATGAATAAGAATCTGCCACCATCAAAGGTTGGTCGTATCGGTCAATTAATATTTAGTTCATTCCGTAATCCATTATGGGCAACATATGAAGATAGAGTAGCAGCGGGAATTGAATCAAAAGAAGTTAATGAGTGGAGAATTGCTAATCCAAATCCATTCTCAACAGGCAAACAAACATCTGACCCATCTGGATTTTTTCAGTTTGAATACGAATTTGTTGCAGACCCACTAACGTGGCTTACTGGCGGTGGCTCTAAGGGATTAGGTTATTCTGAAAAACTAATAAAAAAGTTTAATGATGCTGGTGCTGCTGGTGTTTCAAATGAAATCCGTGTTGCAGACCTTTTCAAGAATGAAAGATTCTCTAGTATTCATTCTCGCTTAATTGATGAGATAAACATCTTACGTTTAGCCAGAACTAATAAAGTAGATAAGAGTGCTGCTTACTTATCGCGAGAAAGAATTAAACAAAACTTTCCACATTATGATAATGATGTTACAATTAAACATCTTCTTGACACTAAAGTTCTTAATAAAGAAGGCGTAGAAGTTAATGTAACAGATTTAGAAACTTTAAAAAGTTTCTTTATTCGTGGTGAAATGATTGATTACATTACACATGGATTTAGAAACAATATAGGTTACTTTAATGACAATCATATTATGCTTGAAAGGTCTACTAGGTTAATAACTGATAGATTTAGAGCAAGATTTGAACGCATCGTTAATAATGCAGATGTATCTAAGCCTACTGAAATATTGGCAAGTGGTGAACTTAGTAAAAAAATGCAAATTGTTACAGATGCATTTGCTAATGCTGGTACTTTTCCAACAAAACTTATCGATGACCCTGAATTAGTAGCAACAGTTAAGGCTTTAACAAAGCATGGCAGCGTTATTCAAAAAACATACAATAAAGCAATGGCTGCTCACCCAGGAAATGTTGTAATTCATACATCTAATGAGTTTGTTGACAGTTCTTTGTCTGCTTATAGGGATTTTGCAAGAATCCTTACTGGAGATAAGGCAATGGCTAATTTAATGGCTGAGGTTTATTTAGACCTGCCACCAGATGACAGATTTAATATGCTTTATAGCACGGTTAAATATTATCTTGATAGAATTGGCGCTCCAGAACACTATCAACGTGAAGTACTAGAATCTACTTTTGGCGATGTTGCTGGTTTTGGTCCAGTACCAGAGTTTAAGGTACCAACACATCTTATTGACGATACAGAATTACGAGTGGCACCTGGTACAAGTCAGCCACTTCATTTAACACGTGGCATTAGCATGCCAAACTTTAATAAAATACATAAAGATTTGTATGATATTACTGGTTGGGACAAATTTGGATTAAAGTTTGTTAAGTCTCTTACTTATTCTACTTTTGCTAACATTACAAATGGTTTATGGAGTTTGTTACTTTTGTTCCCACAGATTGCAGCAAAGGGAGCAACTGATGAGGCTGTACTTAATGGACTTACCAACTCTTACAAGTCAATCTTTAATATACTTACCCGTCAAGGGGCAGCAGCATCTAATGTACGTGCTGCAGTTACTGGTAAAGAAGAGACAATAGGTTTAATTAAGGCTAGAATATTAGGTGATAACTCACCACATAAATTAATTTCACCTAGCATGCGTGCAAAAATGCAGCAAGATGTTTTAGTAAAAGAAGCAACAATCCTTCCTAGTGGAAGACAAGTAAATGCTGATGAATGGGTTAGTGCTGATGAGTTCCATGGTGCTACATACTTAGAGCGCTTAGTTTCTATGGGTATTGCTAAGTATGGTGGAAAGTTATCTGATGATGCCAAAAAGTATTTGGCAAGTGAGTTAGCAAATAATTCTCACTCTATGCACGCACATTCGTTATCTTCTGTTGGTAGAACACTAGGTAATCATGAAGTAGATGGCAGTATTATTGCTGAAATCTACGGTAGAAATGAATTAGTAAAGGGATTAGATGAAGCACATATAGCCGAAAAGGGTATACGTGCAAAGTATCTTGCAAAACTAAAGGGAACAGATGTCTTAAGACAAACTGGAGACTTTCAGATTCGAGATATGGATAAACTTTCTCAGACTGGTAAGACTATAGTTCACTATACAAACTTTTGGCAGTACTTTGCAAGAAACGTATGGACACATAAGCCTACTAAGGTATCTGTAGACTATGGTGATTTGTTTATTAAGCATAATGCAATCCGAACCAAAGAAGATGGCAAAGCATTTGTTGATGATGTAATGAATGAGATTGGTTTCACCCGTAATTCTATGGGCGAATGGAAGCCACGTATGCAGCAACTTGGCGTAGAGCCAAATGGCACACCTATTATGACTGATAGAATCTCAAGAGAAACTATTGAAGCATTCTTAACAGATTTTAGACAAACATCTCAAATGCGTCTTGCTGGTCTTTCACCAGACCAGATTGCGGAAGCATTAATTCGTAACTCACGTGACGAACTCTACACAATCTTTCATGGCTCAGCAGATGATTTTAACGAAGACCTGCTTAATATGATTAACTTCAAAATGAATGAAGGATTGGAAAAGGTGTCCAATAAGGGACCATATGCTGATGCTATTGGCGAAAGCAGTGCACGTGCTAAATGGGCAATCAATCAAGCCAAGCCTTCTTATCATATTTCAAAGATTGCCTTTAATGAGTTTGAAGATGTAACAGTTGGCTATGGATTAAAGGCTCAATTTGTTAAAACTGATTTAAACTTTAAGGTGTTTGCACCTAAGTTAACTGTATCTGCTATCTATGAAAAGATGGCTAGAATGCCTTGGGAAATTATGGATAGGCAGATGAATGACCTATACCGTACTGACGCTTACATGGTTAAGATTATTGAAAACAGAAAGCGTATGGCTCCTGCTGAAAAAGAATATGCAGAGCAATTGATTGCTAATGGTACAACTCCAGAGGCTGCTGCATTACAGGCTGATATGGTCTTTGCTGGTCAAGCAAGTATTAACTCTGTTTATGGTGTTATGAAATATGCAGATAATACCGAAGTGCGTTCACAATTAGCATGGACATTGCGTGGCGTAGGACGATTTAATAGAGCCAATGAGGACTTCTGGAGACGTATGATACGTCTTGGTTCTACAAAGGGACCACAGGCTATATGGCGATTAGGTCACTATCAGTTAGCAATGGATGGTGCAGGTTTTATTCATACTGATGATAATGGAAATAAATATGTCATTGTTCCAAATGATGGTGTAACTTTCCATACCCTTAATAATATTTTTACTATACTATTAAATCCAGTAAATGTTGCAAGGGCTGCTAGAGATGGTGAACTAGATTCAATCTTTAAGCAACCAGAATACAACCAAAGAACACTTAAGATTTCTATGCTTAACCCATCATATACTGAGGGTTCTGGTGTAGTTTCTCTGCATGGAACAACTATGTCCATATCTGTTGCTGGTTTAAAGCAACTGTTTAAGGTCTTTGGTTTTGAAAAACAGGGCGAAGAATTAGACAATCTTATTCTTGGACCTATGAGCGACAATCAAACGCTTGCTCGTATGTTGCCATCTAAGTTACATAACATCTGGGCTGGTATGGACCCAGAACATAGAACTGGTGCTTGGGCAACTGCTATTCAGCAGGCTGCAATGTTTATGCAATACAACGATAACACCAAGATAACTCCTGAAGAACTTCAAGACCCAGCAAAAGCGCAAAAATACTATGACAGATTAGGTATTGGTGCTTACAATCTTCTTGTTGTTAAGGGTGGATTTAATACTCTTTCAGCCGTACCTATGGGTGATACAAGTGATGGTGTAAATCCATTACTTCGTGGTGCTGGTATTATTACATTTACAGAAGAGTTCAATGACATACTACGAGCAGTAATGGATACAAATGCTGAGAATGGTTATCCATTGTCAGAGCCTATTGCTGTAGCAGTGGCTATGTTTGTTGGTAGTTATCCAGATAGACTTGTGTTTACTGTAGCAAAGGATAGCCTAGGGGCTAAACTATATGTTAATGCAGTTAAAGAAACAAAGAACTGGGTCTTTGATAATAAAAAGATGATTGAACGCTATAAGAGCGCAGCATTTGTATTTGCTCCTAAGCCAGAGAATGCAGAGTATGACCCTGCTACGGTTAAGTTTTTACAGGCTAGTGGAATTATTGAACCAAAGAACAATCCATTTGTTACTGATAAAAATGCCGATACTCCATTGATGCGTTACATCAAAGAACTAGCAGCGGTCAAAGACCGTGCAAAGTTTTATGACTTAGATAGAGAGATGAACAATCTTCTTACTGACCCTGAAAACCCAAGACGTAATGACCCTGCTTATGCCTCAGAACTTAGAGGACAAGTAGCCTATCAAAAGGCTGTTCTAAAAGAAGGTAATCCAATGCTGGCTTATACTCTTGGAACAAGTGAAGTAGTAACACGTGAACTATTGCAAAAGAACTTTAAGGATATAAAGTCTTTAATTACTGACGCAGACTTTACATCTACTACAGGTAAGCCAGAAAAGGGAAAGATTAACCCTAGTACTCAAAAGCAAATTAAACAGATGCTAAACATAGCAAGCACAATGTTACTTGTATTTGAAGATGAGAACATCCGTACACAATCAACTGGTATAAATACACTTAATGTTGTTTACAAGGATGGCATTGAAAACTTAATGAAACTATCTCTTGCTAATCCATACGCAGGTATGGCATATCAAAACATTATCAAGCCACTATTGGATGATGTTTATAGAATACCAACGAAGGGCTTAAAGTAAATGGCTGAAAAAAATCCACTTAGTTACTATGAGGAGATAGCAAAGACTCAGTATCCTAAACTGACTCCTGCTCAGCAAAAGGCTAAAGCCATGGACGCTTACAAGCAGGACCCTCAATCAGATTATACTGGCAAAAGAACAAACAATACTTCAAGTGGAACACAACTTACTCCAATTCCTAAGGGAACTAGAACCGATTGGGGTTCTTTCCTTGATGGAAAGATTATCTATGTTCCAGCAACCACAACTGGTGGCGTAACTACTGAAGCATATGTAGCCCTACCTGAAACTGATACCAAACAACCAGGTGTTACTGTTATTCTTAAGCCTAGTGCCGATGGCAGAGGCTTTGAATTACAAGATGCAAATGCAGCAGCAAATGAGTTCTTATCGTACATTCCAAAGAATGATGAAAGTTATCTTTATGTAAAGCAAAAACTGCAACAGTATTACCCAGGTGGTATCAATGGAGCAGCATACAAAAAGTCTTTAACTCAACCAATAGGTGAGTCTGACATTGGCTTTATGACAGCCATTAAGAACTCTTTGAATGAAGTCAGTGCTATTAACTGGACTGCAGCAAGAGAGTTTGCACAGATTGACCCCGCTCAGCGTGGTGCTAGTACTGCTAATCTTATTGGCTATAACCAATTCATAGATACTCGTCAGATACTTCCACCTAAAACAACTCAGTCTCAAAGGACTTCACAGTTAACTACTGAGATGGATGCTAATGCAGAGTTCAATCGTACTGTCCAACAGTATATTGGTAATCCCGACCTTGTTGATAAGGTAGATGCGTTACGTAAAGCATACTGGAATAAACTTCATAAAGAAGAATTGCGAAGAGTTTCTGTTTCAACTTTAGTTAGTGACCCTCTTACAAATACAGGAACTTCTACTGGTTTTAGTTATGCACCATTAACAGAGCAAGACCGTATTGAAATGCGACTTGGTCTTATTATTAATGGCGATAAAAACTCTAATAGCGTTGGCATTAAGAATGCAACACAAGAGGCACTTGAAGATGAGGGCGCTCTTGTTGGTGCTGCATATGGCAAACTCAAAGAGGTTGCTGCTGACTATGGCGTTCAGTTGACTCATCAGGATTTACTTGGTCGTGTTTATAAATCACTTAAGCCAGGTGGTGTTACTGCTGGCGTTAGTCCAACTAGCATGGCTACTGGCTTAGAGCAAGAGGCTAACAGTATTAAGCAGGCTGCTAAAGTTCACTTCAAGGGTTTAGCAAATTATATAGACCAAGGTCTTAAAGTATCTGACATCTCTTCTAACTTCCAAAGACTTAAGGAACGAGAGATGGGTCTTACCGATAATGCGGTAGACATCTATGATGACGATGTACAAAAGGCTATCGGTGGTCCTGATATTTCTAGCGTTAATGATTTTATATTAGGCGTTCGTTCTAATCCGCTATGGCGTAAGACTCCAAAGGCTAATGAAATGGCTGCAACATTTATTAATACAATACTCAAGAGTTGGGGCAAGGTAGGCTAATGGCACAAACTCCAGCACAATTATTAAAAGCGGCTAAAGCGCAACTTGCTAAAAGCAATGCACGTCTTAAAGCATTACAAGATGAACAGGCAATATTAAAAGCAAGTACTCAATCAAGTACTGTTAACACAACAACAATGGCTGGTATTGAAGCGGCATCACGTGGGGAAACAGGTTATGTACCTCCAGTTGATACATATGGAACTGCTAAGGTTGGCACTACTGGTAAAACACAGGCTCAAATAGATGCTGCTGCTAATGCAGCAGCAGTTGCTAAGAGTACTGGTGGGACAGTTGACCCTATTACTGGTTATGTTATTCCAAAAAAGAAAGTTGTTGTTGACCCCAATGTAACACCAGATGACCCAACTGATTATGTAGTTGATACATATACTGACCCTGAAACTGGTGACATTTACCAAGTATACAAGTCTGGTAAAAGACTTCTTTTATCTAAAGGAACTAAAAAAGAAGATGCTGATGCTGCTGCAGCCAAGGTTAGATATGATGCAGAACAAGCAGCAATTGCTAAGCAAGCAGCAGAACAGGCTGAAAAGCGTGATGCGTTTGCTCTCATTCAAGACACAATGCGTTCATATGGATTTACTGATGCTGAAATGTCAGAACTATCTGGCTTTATTGAGAAGCAAATTATTGACCCTAACATCGGTCCCAACATGGCTATCCTTAACATGCGTAATCTTGGTGTGTACAAGGCTAGGTTTGCTGGTAACGAAGCACTTGTTAAGGCTGGAAAGAATGCCCTAAGTGAGTACGACTACCTACAACAAGAGAATGCTTATGATGAATACTTTAAGGCATATGGTGTAGGCAACCTATCTACACGTGCGCAGAAGGCAACTCTAATTGGTAACAGTGTATCTGCTCTTGAAGTAGATAAGCGTCTTAACCTAGCGGTTAAGCGTGTACAAGGTAGTGACCCAGAGATATTGAAACAACTAAAGGCATACTACCCAACTATTACTGATAAAGATTTAGTTTCATATTTCCTTAATCCAGAGGCTACACGTATTGATTTAGAAAGAAAAGTAACAGCATCTGAGATTAGTTCTGCTGCAGTAGGGCAAGGCTTTACAGGTGGTACTTCACTTTCTGCATTAGGACTTGCTGACTACGGAGTAGATAGAGCGGCAGCCCTTGAGGGCTATGCAAATGTTGCCGCTGTACTTCCAGAGGCTACTAAACTTGGTAACATCTATGGCGAGACTGGTATTAAATATGACCAGATGGCTAGTGAAGAAGAGTTCCTAAAGGCTAGTGATGCAGCAAAACGTAAGCGCACTACATTAGCATCTAAGGAACGTGCTATTTTTGAAGGTAGTGCAGGTAATGCACCAGGTGCTTACAGTACTAGTTACCTAAAGAAATCCTCAGCAGCAGGACAAATATAAAATAGAATCCTATGTGACCAACCAGCCCACATAGCGTAGAAGACTGGTAGTAAGAGCCAGGCTAGTTCCCCGACTAGAATCTGAGGCTTGCGATTCAAACGAATAGAAGGGTGGGTTGCTATGAGCAACAACTACTGGGATGAAGACGAAGACGACCAAGATACCGACAACGAAGTGCAGATGGATGGAAGTGACTTACTTAAAAAGTTACGGAAAGCCAAGCGCAACGATGAGAAGCGTATTAAGGAACTCACTGAGCAACTTGAGGGATTATCCAAGTCGCAGCGTGAGCGTACAGTCAAAGAGGTCCTAGAACAGAAGGGTGTCAATCCAAAGGCACAACGATTAATCCTAAAGGACTTGGATGAAGTTACCGAAGAGTCAGTTAATAACTGGCTTGCAGATAATGGAGACTTGTTTGGATTAACACAGCCAGAGGTAACACAAGAGCAGGAACTAAATCGAGCAGCCTTAAGGCAGCAAGATGTAGTTACTCAACTTGGTTCGACCCCTGACCGAGCAGAAGATTTATTGAGTCGAATTAATAATGCGGCTTCCGCAGAAGAACTCAATTCAATTATCTACTCTCAACAGTAATTTACATAGTAATTTCACAACTCACCTAGGAGGTGAACAACAATGGCTAATGCATATACATCCTCTACTGGCAATCTCGCTGGTACCGCTGGTGGTGCAGGTCTCGTCCAAAAGGCGTATGACCGACTATTAGACTTTGCGTTGCGTTCAGAACCCCTAATTCGTAGTGTCGCAGATAAGAAGCCCACTAAGTTAGCAAACCCTGGCTCAACCGTAGTCCTACAACTATACGCAGATTTGTCTGAACAGACAACTGCTTTGACAGAATCAACTGAGCGTGACTCAGTACAGATTGCTGCTCCAACATCAGTTACTATTACTCTTGCTGAGTACGGTAACTCTGTCCTTGTTACACGTGCTTTGGAACTATTCAGCCTTGCTGATGTAGACCCAGCAATTGCTAACATCATCGCTTTCAACCTTGCAGGTTCAATTGATACAGTCGCACAGACTGAACTTCGTGGTGGCACTAACGTCATCTACGGTGGTACACGTACTAACACAGTAACAATTGCTGCTACAGATACAATCACTTCTGCTAACATCCGTAAGGCTGTTGCTAAGTTGCGTTCAGGTCTGTCAGTACCTCGTAAGGGTTCAATGTACTGGTGTGGTATTCACCCAGAAGTTTCACACGACCTTCGTGCTGAGACTGGTGCTGGTGGATGGCGTTTGCCTCACGAGTACAACTCAAATGAAAACATTTGGGCTGGAGAAATTGGTTCATATGAAGGAGCCTACTTCGTAGAGTCTGCTCGTATGTACAACGATACTGACGGTGCTTCAAGTGCCAAGGTATACCGCACAATTCTTGCTGGTAAGGAAGCAATGGCTGAAGCCGTTGCTGAAGAGCCACATGTAGTTATCGGTCCAGTTATTGACCAGTTGATGCGTTTCCGCCCAATGGGTTGGTACGGCGTTCTAGGCTTCAAGCGTTACCGCGAAGCAGCCTTGTATCGTATTCTTAACGGTTCATCAGTCGCTTAATTGATTGACTGAGGGGCAGGGGAAACCCTGCCTCTTGGTAAATTCATTAGGGAGAACAATGGCAACGTACACACTCGTAACACCAACCTTGGAACAAGGACACATTGGTATGCACCGTTTGTTCACGCACTTTAAACAACGCACAAAGAGTTATACTATCATCTTAGATGCTGGTGTTTACTCGCTTATACAGTATCCAACCGAAGATGAGTTAGCAACTTACACTGCTTACTATATGGGTGGATGTCAACATACTGGAATTAGTGATGCTATTAGAACAGCAATGATTGCTGACGGCATTGTAACTTCAGCCAACTTTACGGTGGAATAATGGGACTACATCAAAGACAGACACATCCAGAATATGTAGAAGGTTGCTTTGGATGCAAGATACAACTTCTAGAATTATCTACTGGCGATGCCAGAGGTGATGTAATAGCAAGCGGCACCACCCAGAAAAAATGGAACAATGAACTTGAGGCCTACCGTAGTGCTAGGGCGCAGGGTATCCAACCTAATGGGACAAAGATAAAACAAATACAGGCAGCACACGAAGCATCTGAAAAGATAGGTGCAGCCTATGACGGTAACACAATGATACAAGCAAAGAAGATAGACAAACCAACAGCCACAGTAATGCGAGAACTCAAGGAAGCAGGAATACAATAATGCCAAAAGTCGGAAAAATGACATTCCCATACACAGCAGCAGGCGAGATGGCTGCAAAGAAAACAGCAAAGAAGACTGGTAAGAAAGTAGTTAAGAAGCCTATGAAGAAGATGGGCAAGAAGAAGTAATGGCTACTCCTAAAAAAACCCCACCAGTTAAATTAACAGGTTCTTTAGCAAAAGTGCTTAAGCCTATTAAGGCTCCACCAATGACTCCACAAGATGCAGCAATGCTAAAAATCTTGCAAAAAAAATATGGCAAGAACGTTTACAAGCCCAAGGGATAATAAATTAAGGTAGGGGACAATGGCTAAACAAAAGAAAGAAACCTTAGCAGTCGCTTGGTGCGACAATGGTATGGTAGATGGAAAGTTTATGGAAGGTGTTGTAGATACCCTCATAAACTCAGGCGTAGAGTTTTGTGGGTCACTACGTGCCCACGGTAATCAGATAGCACAACAGCGAGAGATGTTAGTTAATCGTTGGTATGACAATAATAAATCTGATTGGTTACTCTGGCTTGACTCGGACATTATGATTACTCCAGAGAAGTTTCTTAAACTCTGGAATCGTAGAGATGCCGTAGATATTCCATTGCTTACTGGTGTTTACTTTACAAGTAACGAACCAGAGCAACCATTGATGAAACCATTAGCAACTGTCTATGAGTTTGCTGAGGCAGAGTTTGGTATTGGGATTAGACGACTAGACCCACTACCTAAGAATGCCTTTATAAAAGTAAGTGCTGCAGGTATGGGCTTTTGCCTTATGCACCGCAGTGTAATAACAAGAATCAAAAAAGCATTACCAGGAGTTCCGTTCTTTACAGAAGTGGGTGCTAACAAGCAATTCACTGGTGAAGACATCTACTTCTTTGCAGTAGTAAACAAGGCAGAGATTCCTCTGTGGTGTGATACCGCTGCAACTGTAGGACATATGAAGCGATTCAATATGGACGAGAATTACTACGATGCTTTTGGTAGAGGTAAGGGTTATGCAGACTAAATATCCTAACTGGTTTGAGATGACTGCAAAAGAAAACTTTGAGTCACAACTACTACCGCTTGCTGGCAAGTTTGCTCTTAGGTTCTTACAGATTGGCGCCTTCACAGGCGATGCAACTGTATGGCTGGTAGATAACGTGCTTGTTACAAAGAACTCTGTGCTAGAAGATGTAGACATCTGGACTGGCTCAGACGAAGAAGAACATAAAGATATGGACTGGCTAGATGTTGAGCGTGTATACGATTCACGGATTGCCTTTCGGCCTAATGTGATTAAGTACAAGATGGATAGTAAAGAGTTCCTCCGCTCCATTGAAGAACCAACTTATGACTTCATCTACATTGATGGAGACCATACCGCAGAAGGTGTACTACAAGATGCCGTGCTTGCTTGGAGATTACTCAAGCCAGGTGGGATTATGGCATTTGATGACTACCTATGGGAAGACCCTAGAGGTGTTGAGTTCCAGCCAGGCTGGTCAATAGATACCTTTGTAGGGGCAGTTAAGGACGAATCAGAAGTTTTATTATCTAACTCTCAAGTATGGCTAAGGAAAAATAATGACAGCAGCCTGGACACGTAAAGAAGGCAAGAACCCTGCTGGTGGGCTTAATGCTAAAGGCAGAGCATCTTATAAGGGTGGCACTCTGAAAGCCCCTGTAAAGGCTGGAGACAACCCACGTAGGGCATCTTTTCTAGCCCGTATGGGTGGAATGCCAGGACCAG